TAACAATCTTATCTGCATCTGCACTTATTGATTTACTCTTCATCTATCCTCCTATTTTAACATTCCAGTTTTATTTATTTCATCTACTAAATGTTGTGTATCATCTAGTAAATAGCTTTCAACATCCTCCTCCATATCTAGAATTGGAATATCTTTTTTACTTCTTACTCTTATATCTAAAAATAAAAAGTCATTGTTATATTTTTTTACTTCACTCATATTTACTCCTATTGTTATTGTTATTATTGCTTACCACTTAATTGTGGCAAGATTATGTCAACCATAATTTTATTTTTCATTATAATCCCTCTCATTATCTATTAATCTCTCAACATCAATATTTTTTTCATCAATAGTTTCATCATCACCATATTCATAAACATATAGTTTATTTATTTTAATCTTATTAATTAATTTTAATTTTCTTTTTTCTAATTTTGTTAATTCAGAATTGATATATCTTTTTTCTGCCCAAATTTTTTCTTCAGCTATATTTTTTTCTATTGATTTATTTTGTATTGTAATATCTTCTGTTAGTTTTCTTTTATCTAACTCTTCATAATAATTATCATCATCATTACAATAACAATTATGTTCATCATTACTATTAGAATTTTCATTATCTAATTCTAATAATTTTTTATTTAATAATTCAATATTATTCATAACAAAAAATAATTCTAAAAGATTATTAGATTTTTCTTTTTCATTTTTAAATGCTTTTATAGTGTCATTAAATTCTTTTTTAATACTAACAACATCTTTAAATATACTATGTAAAGTTTGTGGCTCTAATTCTATTAAAGTTCTTTGACCTCTAATTGTACTCCAACCACCATCAGAAAAACTAGTATTTTCTTCACCATAAAATTTATATATATCACTATGTAAATCTTTATGTGAAAAATGATATCTATTTTTCTTTTTAGATTCTTTATGTACTTTAAATATATTTGATACTTCAGTTGATTTTAGTTTGTATAGTTTATCATGTTCATTAATTTTTACTTGTAAATCTTCTCTATTTCTTGATGGTTTTCTTGCAATATAAAAATTTTCATCAAAGGTTTTACTTTTTTTCTCTAAATCAAACCTATCTTTATGAGTATAATTATAATTCTTTACAATTAAATTTTTTTGTAAGTTTTTTATTATATCTAAAAATTTATTTTTATATTGCATACAACCTCCAGTTGTTTATTTTTTATTTTACTTTTATTATTTTATCATCTTGCATTATTACATTAGCAAACCAACTTCTTTTTTTATTGCAACCTGTAATTGTACCAGTTGACTTATACTCTTCACCAAACATAGATGTTTCAATATAATCTAGTTCACTTCCTATATTTTCTTTTAACTGCTTTTTTGTTTCATAACATAACTCAATCATCATTCCTCCATTTGTTATAGGTTTATTATTTTTACTTTCCCATTTATTACAGTATATATGGCTAGTTGTTTGGTTTCAATACCATATTTTTTTGCAATCTTAATGAATAGATTTTTAAACTTTTTATCTATTGCTACTTGATATATATTTAAACTATCATTGTATAGTTTACCCTTATCAAGCCACTTACCTCTACCACTTGAAGTTGTACACCCTCCAAACTTTGAGCATAATTCAACCTCTAATTGTCTATGTGCTTTTTTAACTGACTTACCATTATTGTCATATAAAGGTAAATTTAATTGTACTTGTATCATTCAACCTCCAGTTGTATTGTTTATTTAATATTCACTTGCATATATTATTACTATAAATAATATACAAATTAAAAACATTGTCAAGATTTCTAACATTAGTCCTCCATTAAATCATTTGTAGCCCATAAGCCAAAAATAACCATTACTATTAATAATATTATTGCTATTGTCATTCAACCTCCAGTTGTTAAGATATTATTTTTTCATATGGTAAACCCATAGATTTTTTGTAGTTCTCTTCTGCTTTCATTCTCTCAATTTTCATATCAATTATTAAATCTTTTTTTAATTGATTTAAAAATTCATATTCCCATAATGGAATAGTTATTGTTTTTTCTTTACTCATTCAACCTCCAGTTGTTTTTATATATAGTGTTTATTAACATTGTTATTGATACAAAAATTTCTAAAATCTTTATATCTCATTCTATATTCTTTATTACTTCCAGTCAATTCCTCAATTCTATTGAGGTGTTTAGCTGTTGTAATACTCCAAACATTCTCACAAACATAGGTTTCTATTGGTGTTTTTACAGCAACAGTAGTATTGTAGCTGTAATATATTGTTTTATCACCTATATTCTCATAATATAAGCTTTTACTATCTATTTGATTTTTCATTTTTTATTACTCCATTTTTATTATTATTATTATTTTACTTATAATTATGGCAAAATTATGTCCATTATTTACTAAAATTATAAGCTACATTTATTGAAAATATTAAGAATAGTAATAAGCTCAAAAATATATTTTGAAATATTACAACACTTAAAACACTTCCAAAAATTAAACTTAACCATAAAATTATATGGTACATTATTCAACCTCCAGTTGTTTATTGTTTATTTAAGCGATTGTATTATTTTTGAGTTAACAAATACTTTAATACAATCTATGATTGTTTTTAATCAGACCTAAATTACAACCTCTGATTATGCTTGAATTATTACTTGCATATTTGAAATAGAATTTTTCAAATTCAGGGTTATTTTTTAAATCTTTTAAATATCGAATAAAAGCTTTTAAATGATTTTGATTTGATTGGCATATGTTTTTATAAGTACACCAATTCTTATAAAGTCTTTTATTTTTTCTATTTAAATTAATTAAAAACATAAATAGATTTATTTCAGATTAAAAAGTTATTGCAATAAAAAAGTGATAGGTGCGACACTATTGACCATATAAGAACATTCAGAGAACATAGACCGACCCCCCACTTCAAAAATTTTAACAAGTTAAGATTGAAATCTGGCAGGGTTTTTAATGCTATTGAAATATAGCTTTTATTGTTGGTATTGTTGGAATAGTTGGAGATTGTTGGAGGGTTTTTAGATTATCTTTTATAAGCTTAAAATATCTATTGAGATTGTAAACTAGCTTTAAGAATTAAAGAGATTTTTAAATATAAAATAAAGGTCAATAAGCTTTACCTATATTTGTAGATTAGATTGATTCTAATTAGCAAGGGGTACATATGTGCCATGGGGGGTGGTGGGGGTATATATATAATGCTTATACAATTTATGTAGCTTTGGATGTAAACTAGATAGTCTCGCCCTGCTATAAAGATTAACATAAGACTTGCTATATTGCTGGACTGCCCCAGATAGACTTATATGCTTCACCCCCTGGAGAGTTGATATATATATTATACTATGCCTTCTGCATTTGTCAACTCTATTTAGAAATAAATGTTGTCAACTAGCTGTAAACTTGTTATAATGAATACATGAACAATAACTTTCTACCAACCAATTCAGAAAACAAACAAAGAAAACTAACAGAACAGCAACAGAACTTTCTAACAGCCCTCGGTGGTTCATGCAAAGGTGATATTAACCTAGCACTAAAAGAAGCAGGGTATGCTGACAGTTCTAAATCGAATGTAGTTGATTCCTTAAAGGATGAGATAGTAGATGTTGCCACAAGGATTCTAGCTAAGTCTGCACCAAGAGCTAGTCAGAAATTAGTGGAGATATTAGAAAGTGATGACCCTATACCACAAGTCAATGCTAAACTACAAGCAGCACAAACATTGTTGGATAGAGTAGGTATTGCAAAACGAGATAAGCTTGATGTAACGCATTCAGCAGCATCAGGAATATTTATTATACCTGCTAAAGAAAAATTAATAGATGCTAATGCAGAGGATATTGATATAGATGATGAAGAGAAATAGTTCGACTATTCCTTTTGGTTATAAGTTAGGTGAAGATAATAAAACACTAGAGGTTGTTGATAAAGAAGTATCAGCACTAAAAGAAATGAAAGATGGTGTTAAGTCAGGTGCTTTCAGTTTAAGAGGAGCAGTTGAAATATTAGAACATCAAACAGGTCGTAAGCTATCAGCTATGGGTTTAAAAAAAATCATAGACAAAGATAAGCCAGAACCTAAAACAGAATCAAAAGGATTGTTAAGTAAGAATGTCTGAAGAGAAACCTAAAAGACAATACAATTATAGCTATGCTCATAAAGCTAAGATGGCTTCAAGAAAAGCTGTTAAAGCAAAAGAAAAAGAAATAGCTAGATTAAAAAAGAACTTGGAGAATAAGACAAGACGACTCCGAGAAAAAAAAGAAACTTTGAAGGTCGTACAAAATGCCGAAACGAATAAAGAAACGAAGAAAGGTTTGGTTATCGAAGAAGACAAGCTTGATACCTTACCTAGTCCTGTTAAGAAACTCCTTGAAGAAGAAAAAGAAAGAGTAGTATTTAAACCAAATGCAGGACCACAAACAGATTTCCTAGCAGCACCAGAACAAGATGTCTTGTATGGTGGTTCTGCTGGAGGAGGTAAATCGTATGCTATGTTAGTAGACCCATTACGATTTATGCACATTAAAGAACATAGAGCATTACTGTTAAGAAAGTCAATGCCTGAGTTAAGAGAACTAATAGACAAATCTAGAGAACTGTACCCTAAAGCTTTTAAGGGTGCAAAGTTTAGAGAAGTTGAAAAGATATGGAGATTCCCTTCAGGAGCTTCATTGGAGTTTGGTTATCTTGATAGAGATGCTGATGTTTATAGATACCAAGGACAATCATATACCTGGATAGGTATTGATGAGTTAACACAGTATCCAACAGAGTTCCCACTCCAATATTTGCAATCACGATTGAGAACAACAAATAATGATATACAATGCTACATTCGGTGTACTGCAAACCCTGGAGGAGTTGGAGGAAACTGGGTTAAGAAAAGGTATCTAGACCCAGCTCCACCAAACGAAAGTTTTACAGGACAAGATAAGATAACAAGAAAATTTATACCAGCTAGATTAGAAGATAACCCATATCTATCTGAAGATGGTAAGTACGAGCAGATGTTACAATCATTACCTGCTGTACAAAGAAAACAATTATTAGAAGGTAATTGGGATGTTGCCGAAGGAGCTGCCTTTACAGAATTTGATTATGATACACATTGCGTAGAACCTTTTGAATTACCTAAACATTGGATTAGAGTAAAAGGAATTGACTATGGTTATGCAGCAGAATCTGCAGTAGTATGGGGAGCAGTAGACCCTACTGATGAAACATTAATTATTTATAGAGAACTATATCAAAAAGGATTAACAGGTGAAGATTTATCTACAAGAATATTTGAGTTTGAAAAAGAAGATAGACTATCTGTAAGTGGTGTGTTAGATGGAGCTGCATGGTCAAGGACTGGTGCTACTGGTCCAACTGTAGGGGAAGTACTAACAAGAGCAGGACATAAGCTTAGAAGAGCTGACAAGAACAGAATTCAAGGCAAGATACAAATACATGAAAGATTAAAATTAAACGACAAAGGTCGACCAAAGCTTCAGATATTTAAATCTTGCCCTAACTTAATTAGAGAGATTCAATCTATACCGATTGACCCTAGTAGACCAGAAGATGTAGATACTAAAGCATCTGACCATGCTTATGATGCATTAAGATATTTAGTTATGTCTAGACCTAGAACTACATCAGTCTGGGAAGAAATGTCAAACAAAAAAAGATGGACACCATCAGACCCAACATTTGGATATTAATATGAGAGATAAAATAAAAGAAAGTTTAATAGCACACGCAGAAGGACATATAAAAAAACATTCAGCTAATGTAGAAATATATTTAAATAACTCTATAGGTATTGGAGAACATTCTGATATAATAGAAACTATTGAAAAAGAATTACAAATGATAGCTAAGTATGATGACCAGCTTCATGTATTAAGAAAGTATTTTTAATGCCTTTATATACATTTAAAAATACTGAAACTAATGAAGAGTATGATGAAGTAATGTCATATGAAGAACTACAAGAATATTTAAAACAAGATAATATTCATCAAGTATTTAAGATGAATATATACAGATACTCAGATGCTGGTGGAATCAAAGACCAATTTACAGATTGGTGTAAAGAGGATAAAGTAAAAGGCAAAGGAGAGTTTCAACCTTATGGTAAAGGTAAAAAAGGATTTAGTAAAATGAAACAACAGCAAGGGGAGAAGAAAGGGAATGGTTAAAAAGAAAATTAAATTAAATACTAGAGCTACAAGAGAAATAGATAAATATCCATTGGTTTCTGTATACTGGTTGGATATTTGCTCGGACAGCTCATGGCAATCTATTGATGGATGTAAGAAAGCAAAACTACCAATATGTGTTACAAAAGGTCATTTATTAACTCAAACTAATGGAGTTACAAGAATATTTGGAGATTATTCTCTAGCTGATGAAGAGACAGGTAAGATTGAAGAGATTGGAAATAGTACTATCATCCCTAATAGTGTTATCGTAGAAATTAAGAAAATAGTTGACAAGAGGTAATATTAAGTGTATTATTATATTACTGCACAAATAATTTAAGGAATTATATATGGCTACTTACGACCAGATTAAAGATAGGTTAGAACCAACTTCAGGTATGGAAACAGAGAAGGAAGAAGAAAAAATTTCTGCTCTTGTTGCTCAAATTAATTCTAGATTCTCTCAATGTGAAACTACTAGAGAAGATGATGAAGATAGATGGTTACAAGCTTTTCATAATTACAGAGGAAGATATTTTAAGAATGTAGCTTTTAGAGACCATGAAAAATCTAGAGTCTTTGTTAAAGTAACTAAGACAAAAGTATTAGCAGCATATGGTCAATTGATTGATGTACTATTTGGTGCAAATAAATTTCCATTAACTATTCAAGAAACTAGAGTACCTGAAGGTATAGATGAATATGCTCATTTAAATCCATTAAAAGAACAAATGGGTATGAATGAAAATGAACAACCTATTCCAGGTATAGAAGGTAATATGGATTATGTTCCTGGTGAAGCACCTATGTCAGGATTAAATGGTGGTTTAGGTTTTCCTGGTGATGGAAATGATTTAGCTCCTGGTACTACATTTGATACATTAAATGGAAATGCTAAATTAGGTTCTTTAGAAAAAGAATATGAAGAAGCAAATTTATCTTCTGGACCAGCTCCAAGTCCTGAGATGCCACAAATTAAACCTGCACAGATTGCAGCAAGAAGATTAGAAAAATTAATCTTAGACCAAATAGAAGAATCAAATGGTAGTATTGAATTAAGAAATGCAATCTTTGAATCTTGTTTATTAGGAACAGGAATTATAAAAGGACCTTTTACTTATAATAAAACTTTACATAAGTATTCTGAAACAGGTAATGGTAGAGAGTATACACCTGAAACTGTTAAAGTTCCTAAAATGGAATTTGTTAGTGTATGGGATTTTTATCCAGACCCAAATGCTAGAACAATGGAAGAAGCAGAATTTGTAATTCAAAGACATAGATTAAATAGAAACCAAGTTTTAGATTTAGTTAATAGACCTTTCTTTAACAAAGAACAAATACTTGAATGTATTAAGATGGGTGCTAAGTATAATAAAAAATCTTGGGAAACAGATATAGATTTAGAAAAAAGTCAATACCCTGATATTGAATCAAATAGATTTGAAGTATTAGAATATTGGGGAACAATAGATGCAATGAGTGCTAGAGAAGAAGGTCTAGAACTTGATGAATCAATTGATGATTTAGAAGAAGTCCAAGTTAATGTTTGGATGATTAGAGATAAAGTAATTCGAATTGTTCAAAATCCATTTAAACCTTTTAGAACTCCTTATCAATCTTTTGTATATGAAAAAAATCCATATACATTTTTTGGTATT